CTTGAAGGGGGATGAGAAGCTGGCGACGGCGGCGATGGCCCCGATTGATCCCAAGAGCATCGACGATGCGCTCAAAGCCCATTCAGCCGACGCTTGACGCTGGGGCCAGGCCGAAGCCGAAGACGGCCTGGCTGGATCGGCGCAACGGGCGCAAGATTGGGCCCAAGCGGCACAATCCGAGCGATGAGACCCGGAAGATGGTGGCCAACATGGCCGGCTACGGGCTGGATGTTCTGACCGTATCGAAGCTCACCGGGCTGAGCAGCGCGACATTGTACAAATACTACCGGCATGAGATGACCACGGCGGCGGCGCAGAAGGATCTGATCGTGCTCCAGTCAGCTTTCCTGAAGGCGATTGGCGGGCCGGACCAGAATTGGGAGAAGGCCGACGCCGGGATGCAGAAATGGTGGATTTCATCGCGGCAGGGCTGGCGCCCGCCGGCGGATCGGATGGTCACCGCCAATTTCCATATGGATCTGAATAGGCTGAGCGACGATGAGCTGGAGCAACTCGAACGGATTATGGAGGCAGCAGCCTTGGACGATCGACGACGTCAAGCGCTTGCGGGCCCAGAGATCGAGCCAGAGGACGGAGATTGAGCGCGATCAGGGCCGCGGCAATATCCGCGCCCGCTGCGAGCGCCGGCTGATCAATTTTGTCCGCGAAGCCTGGCATGTTTTGGAGCCCCGGGCGCAATACATCCATAGCTGGCATATCGAGGCGATCTGCGAGCACTTAGAGGCGGTAACCGAAGGCGGGATTACCCGGCTTTTGATGAACGTGCCGCCCGGATCGATGAAGAGCTTGCTGACCAGCGTCATGTGGCCCGCCTGGGAATGGGGCCCAAGAAATCTCAGCTCCTATCGGTATCTCACCTCAGCCTTCGCCGAGACCGCGGTCAGCCGCGACGTCCGCAAGATGCGCCTGCTGGTCCAATCCGACTGGTATCAGAACCTTTGGCCGCACATTGAGCTGATCCGGCATGGCGAATTCTCGCTGGAGAACACCCTGACCGGCACCAGAGACGGGGTGCCCTTCGGATCGCTGACTTCCCGGCGCGGCGACCGGCTGATCTTGGATGATCCGCACAGCGTAGAAAAAGCCGAAAGCTCGACCGATCGCGAAAAGGCGGTGCGTCGCTTTCGCGAAGGCGCGATCAATCGCCTGAACGACCAGCAGCGATCCGCGATCGTGGTCATCATGCAGCGCTTGAATGAAGGCGACATCAGCGGCGAGATCTTGGAAAGCGGGATGGATTACGTCTGCGTCATCCTGCCGATGGAATACGAGAAAAGCAGGCATTGCGTAACCGACATCGGCTTCGAGGACCCGCGCTCGCGGGATGGCGAATTATTAGCCCCGCAACGCTTCCCCCAGGATACGGTCGACGCCTTGAAGCGGGACATGGGCGCTTACGCCTACGCCGGTCAATACCAGCAGCGGCCCGCCCCCAGAGGCGGCGGCATCTTCCCCTACAACAGCTGGGAGTATTGGGAGCGCGATCTGGCCGCCCGCTACGGGCGGACCGAGAACCAATTTCCGGACATGGATTTCATCTTAGGCATTTGCGACACCGCCTTCACCGAAAAGCAGGAAAACGACTTCACCGCCATGGTCGTTCTGGGCGTCTGGTCTGACTTCAATCAGCTGCAAAACATCATGCTGATGCACTTCTGGCAGAAACGTCTGAAATTCGCCAACGCCGTCGAAGAGATTGTGAAAAGCGCGAGAAAATTCAAATGCGACCGGCTGCTGGTCGAAAACAAGGCGAGCGGCATCAGCATCTATCAGGAAATGGTCCGCCTCACCCGTGAAGAGCAATTCCCGATCCAGCTGGTCGATCCCAAAAACGAGGATAAGGTCGCCAGAGCCGAAACGGTGAGCCAGTTCTTCGGCGAAGAGAAGGAAGGCGGCGACCGCCGCAAGGGCCTGGTCTACGCCCCGGCCCGCTTGCAGGACAACGGCGCGGTCTGGCCGCGCGAATGGGCGGACGAGCTGATGGGCCAGGCCGCCTCCTTCCCCAAAGGCAAGCACGACGACGGCGTCGACGCCCTGGTCCACGGCCTCCGCTTCCTCCGGGCGAGGGGCTTGATCCGCAAATCGGCGGAAATCATCATGGAGGAGCACCGGACCTTGCTCATGACCCCGACCGCGCCGAAGCCGCTGTACCCATGCTAGGCCCCGAGCAGCTCGCGCAGCTGGACAAGGACGACCTCCAGCACGCTTGGCAGCGGCATCGGATGTTCTGCCTCGAATTGGCCGCCAAGCTCGGCGCGCACTATCCAAATGAGGCGATCGAGATGGCCGAGACGCTGAGCGTCTACATCCTCGTCGGCAAACCGCGCCCCGCGCCGCCGGATGAGGCCGGTTCATGATCCCCAAGCCCCTCCGCTTCGTCTATCGCGGCGGCGATTGGGCGATTTACGCCGGGGTCAGCAAGTTTCTGGTCGCCGAAGGCGCCGGCTGGTCGACGCCCATCGGCCGCGCCCTCTATCGCCAGCTGAAAGATGGTCAAAAAGATCAAATGGCCCGCACCCGCCCCAAGCCCCAGTGCTGCTGACCCGGCTCCACTGGACTGGCTCAAGGAAAGGCGGCGCGCGTTTTGGCGTGAGGCGCAAGCGAAGTCGCGCGCCGCGAAAAAAAGGGCTCTATGTCGTGAAGAGCCTAAAAAGCGGGGCCGCCCGAAAGGGCCGCCGCCGACGTGGCGGCGGGTGATTGCGTTTGATGCAAAACAAAGCTATTCTGACAGCCGACAAAGGGCCTTCAATCGCATGGCTGAGCTCGAGACTTGGAACCGCGCCCCGCGCAACCTGGATGAGGTCCAATTCATCCTGCAAGCGATGGCCAAACGGGTCGGCCAGACCTACGGCGTGTTCCTCAATGTCGGCCGCCGCGGCGATGATCTGATGTTCATCAACGAGGCCGGCGAAGACATCGTCGATCCGGGCGGAACCGGCAACGCCGCCTCATCCATCCTGTGCGCCGAAGCGCGCGAAGTCGACAGCGGCGATTTCCTCAAGCTGTTCGCCGCCAGATCGCTCTACGCCGCGCTCACCGTCCGCTTCAATCAGGCCGACAGCGGGCCGCTGCAATGATCAATCGGCGCTCCGTTCTCACCGGCCTCATCGCCGCCCCGGCGATCGTCAAAGTCTCGGCGCTGATGCCGCTGCCGCGCGCCCCGTGGCCGCCGCTCCGGCGGGTCGGCGACAGCCTCGTCTGCAACGGCGCGCTGGTCAACGTCGCCGACTACCCGGAATTGTTCGCCGTCGTCGGACACGCCTGGGGCGCCGCTCCCGGCCGCTTCCGTCTGCCAGATCTCGGGGCCTCGGTGATCAAGCCGCTGCATTATCTGATCAACGCCGCGCCGCGCTGGGACGCGCCGGTCGGCGCGCTGTCGCTGTGGGGCCTTCCCGCATGACCGATCACGATCCCGACGCCCATTCGCACACCACCGGCTGGCGCTACGGCGACCAGCCGCTCGAGGACCAATATCGGCAGATGATGGTCAACGTCGCCGGCGCGCTCGACGAGGCCTTCAACGACGGGGTCAAAGGCCCGGAGCGCAAGGTCGGCTTTATCTTGCTGGTGTTCCCGTTCGGCGAAGGCGGCGGCCGCTGCAACTACATCAGCAACGGCGCCTCGCGCGCCGACGTGGTCACCATGCTGAAAGAGCAGATCAAGCGCTTCGAGGGCATGGCCCATCAGGAGGGCCACGCATGAAACGATCGCCCTATCGCGGCGTGCGCGTTTCCGCCGTCATCCTGTTTTCATTCGACCGGCGCCAATATGCGCGGCGCGTCCGACCCAAATATCGAAAACTCGGGTACAGGTCATGAGCGCCCCCGGCGGCCGCGGCGACCGCCTGCCGATCCTGTGCCTCGACTTCGACGGCGTGATCCACGATTATCACTCCGGCTGGAAGGACGGCCGCATCTACGGCGCCGTCACTCCCGGCTTCTTCGCCTGGGCGGAAGACGCCGCCAAGCGTTTCACGCTGATCATCCATTCCTCGCGCGGCAAGACGCCCGAAGGGCGCGCGGCGATGGCCGAATGGCTGGGCGAGCAGGCGGCGCTGACCGGCAATATCGGCATCGAGGGCCTGTTCACCATCGCCGCCGAGAAGCCCCCGGCCTTCGTCACCATCGACGACCGCTGCGTTCGCTTCGACGGCGATTGGAGCGACCCCGACCTCAATCCCGCTGAGCTGCGGAGCTTCAAGCCTTGGATGAACCGCGACACGCCCTAGCCGGATTGGACGATCCCCATCCCGACGAGCCGTTCTGGCGGCTGTTCCCGCGCCCCGGCGGCTTCGTCATCGGCTATAAGACCAATGCCCGCTTTTCCGAGGCCGGGATCATGACCATCGGCATGGCGGGCGGCACCCCGCTCTACGCCGTCATCGACGAAGACGCGATCTACCCGACCGAGGAAGACGCCTTGGCGGCCATCGAAGCCCAGCAGGAGGAACCCTATGAGCCTAATGTCGCTGATCCTCGCCCTCGCCCCGGCGCTGGCGTCCCGGAACCACACCTCAAGCGTGGAAGAAAAAATTAACGCAGCCGAAAACGACGCCCTCGATCTGGCGGCGCTGCTGATCGACGCCAAGGCCGAACTCGCCGACATGAAGGCGCAGCGCGACACCGCGCTCTCCGCGCTCGCCGACGAGCGCGACGTCACCATCGATCTGCGCCGCGAGCTCACCGATATGACCCGGCAGCGCGACTACGCCTTCGACCAGACCCGATCCGCGCGCAGCTTCGCCAACCAGCTCCAGCTCGAGATGGAGCACCTGCGCGCCTTCTATGTCGGCGCGCCGCAACAGAGCGACGAGCAGCTGCGGGCGCAAACTGAGTTGGTCGCCGCCGGCGACCGGTTCCAGGCCACCGCCCTGCTCACCCCGGTCGAGCCGCTGATCTCCTATCCCGAACCGTCGGCGGCGCTGCTCGAGGCGCGCGCCGCCATGCAGCGCGCTCAGGCTTTGATGGCGATGCCGGTGTTCGCCGACGTCCCAGTGCACAGCAACGGCGATGGCCCCATGTCGGTCTTATCCGAAACCCGGGTGCGTGTTCGCCCCGGCGGCGAGGCTGTGCTCGATCCCGGCCACACGCACGGCGGCTACGTGCTGCCGCGCGAGCACGTGATGTGGGCCGCCTGCACCTGCGTCCCGGGCAGATCGGACGCCTTCCGCCGTGGCTGACGAGCGCCAGGACGGCTTCTCCAGCTTCGTGCTGCGGATGGAGTTCGACCCCGAAGAGGTCGTGCCAACTTTCCTGCTCCACGCCGCCCTGGAGAAGCTCGCCTGCATGCCCGACAGCCCCGAAGGCCAGGGCGAGCAGGAATGGATGCTGGAGGAGATCCTCGCCAACTTCTTCCCCGGAGAAGGCTCATGATCCAACGCCTCGAACCGCGGATCATCTACAACCACGACGACAAGTTCGACATCCAGTTGTCCCAGTCGGCGATCGACACCCGCCAGCTGGGCGACATCTTCCTGTTCAAGAACATCGGCCCGCTGAAATTCGAGCTCAAGACCGAGCGCTGGCTGTGGCGGGACAAGAACCGGATCGCCGTCGAGTACAAGCGCTTCGGCAAGCCTAGCGGCATCTCGAAGACCGAGGCCGATTATTGGGTGCACGAGCTCCGCTGGTCGAAGAACGCGCCGACGCTCTGCTACATCATGTGCCCAATGCCGGTCTGGAAGGATCTGACCCGGGCCGCCATTCGGCGCGGCGATTGGATGGACGGCGCCGGCGACGAGAAGGCCTCGCACATCGCCTTCATCTACCTGATCGATCTTCTAACCCTGTACGACCCCACTTGACCTCGGGCTAAAGCCAACGATACTTGCCGCGCGCAAGGCGATGCGGAGGCGCCGCGCGTTCTCCCAAGGAGCGCCCGCCCATGGCCAAGACCCCGCAGCGTTCACACCACGCGCACCCGCAACCCGCGCGCCGCCCAGATCGCGAATACGATCCGCCGCAAGCCCAGCAGCCCGCCGAAGACACGCCGCCCACCCAGGCCGAACTCGACCGCGATCGCGAGCCGCTCAGCCCGGAAGAGGCCGAGCAATTGCTCAGGGCCGGAACCCGGCTTCGGATCAAGGGCGAAGACCCCGCCAACTGGATCGCCATGTCCCGTCATTCCGGCGACCTCGCGGTCGCCTACGCCGCGACCCCGGAAGCGATCGAGATGGCGCTCAATCACGAGCTGCTCGTCGCCGACGCCTAAGAGGCGGTCATGACCCAGGCGCTAGACCCCAACGAAGCGGCGACGCTGTTCCGTTCCGGCACCGCGCTCGCCTTCCTGGCCGACCCGGAAACGCCGTTCGTCATGGGCCGCTGGATGAACCAGCCGGCTTTGTGCCTGCCCTCGCCGGACGATCCGGTCGCCTACTTCACCACCTATCCCGTGATCGTCTACGGGACTTACGCGCCATCCCCGCCCGGCGAGGCGGTGCGCGCGGTCATCACCATCTCAGCCGCCGGGTGGACTGCGAGAGGATACGCCATGGCTGTAGCACTCCCCAAAGGTAAGGCCGTCGATCTGACCATCGCGTTCGAGGACGACGCCGGCAATCCCGCCGAAGCTCCCGGCGCCGTCACCTGGACCTCGTCTGACGACGAGATCGCCACCGTCGACCCCGACGCCGATGACGATACCGAAGCCGTCGCCACCGCGGTCGCGGAAGGCGCGGCCACCATCACCGGCTCATCCAACGGCATCAGCGCCACGATCGACATCGACGTCACAGTCGAGGCCGGCGGCGCGGTCACCGCCAACATCTCAGCCGGCGAACCCTATCAGCCAGGAGCCGAGAACCTGCCCGAACCGCCGCCCGAGGGCGAAAGCTTCCCCGACCAAGGGCTGCCCACCGCTCGCCGCGGCGCCCCGCTGCACCCCGGCGCTCCCGGCCAAGGCGTCCGTCCCGGCCAAGGCGTCCGTCCCGGCCAGCCGCAGCAGCCAGCGCGCGCTGGCGTTCGCGTCGCCGCCGCGGTCTCGCGCCCCGCCCAGCCGCAGGCCCCGGTTCGTCCCGGCCAGCCGATCCAGCGCCCGCGCTAGGAGCGTAACCGTTGGCCCAAGGTCTCGGCGCGATCCGGCTCCCGCCGAGCCCTTCCGATGGCGAAGGGCCGCCCGATGACGTGCTCCCCGGCATGGACATCGATCTGGAGAGCGACACTCCGGTCGATCCAGCCACCGCGACCAAGATCGAAACCGCCGATGGCGGCGTGGTCGTCTATATCGGCAAGGCCCGTCGCAAGAAGCAGGACCTCTCTTTCGACAGCAACCTTGCCGACGATCTCGATGACAGCACGCTGGGCGGCATCGCCGACGAGCTGATCGAGCGGATCAACGAAGACGATCAATCGCGCAAGGAATGGCTCGAAACCCGCGCCCGCGGCATCGAGCTCATGGGCCTCAAGATCGAGGCCATGCGTTCTAACGGCAGTGACGGCAGCGCGCCGCTAGAGGGCCAAAGCCAAGTCCGGGCCACGCTGCTCGCCGAAGCCGTCGTCCGCTTCGGGGCCAATGCGTTTGCGGAATTGTGCCCGACCGATGGGCCCGCGAAAGTCGCCGAGGACACCTCCGGCGCTTATCCCGATCTCGACACGCTCGCCGACGCGCTCGAAAAAGACCTGAACCACTACCTCACCGTCATCGACAAACCCTGGGTTCCCGACACCGACGCGATGCTGCTTAGGACCGGGCTCGACGGGTGCGTCTTCAAGAAGGTCTACCACGATCCGATCCTTCGACGGCCGATCAGCCGCGCCGTCTATGGAGAAGACCTGATCGTCAACAATTCGGCCAATTCGCTGTACGACGCCGGACGCGTCACCCACCGCATCTTCATGCGCCCGTCGCTGATCCGCCGCATGCAGCTGGTCGGGGCCTGGCGCGACGTCAAGCTCGGCGACCCCGGCTGGCCGGAACGGACCGCGCCTGAGCTGCAAACCGAAGAGATCGCCGGCATCTCCAAACGCGACGCCTGGCAGCGCGAGGACCGCGAGCACGAGTTCTACGAAACCTATTGCGAGCTCGACCTGCCCGGCTTCGAGCACGAGACGTCAGGCGAAGCCGATGGGCTGGCGGTTCCCTACAAGGTCGTCATCCACAAGGAGAGCCGCAACATCCTCGAGGTCCGGCGCAACTGGAACGAAGACGATGAGATGTGCCTGCCGAAGACCTACTTCGTGCAGTTCCCGTTCATCAGGGGCTTTGGCTTCTACGCCATCGGCCTCAGCCACCTGCTCGGCAACCTCACCAACGGCATCACCGCCGCATGGCGCGAGTTCGTCGACAGCGGCATGTTCGCCAACTTCCCCGGCCTCTTGGTCGCCAAGGGCGCGGGGCGGCAGAACAACAACATCTTCCGCATTCCGCCGGGAGGCGCAGCCGAGATCGAGACCGGCGGCTTGCCGATCCAGCAGGTCGCGATGGGGCTGCCGTACAAGAGCCCCGACGCCGTGTTCGTGGGCTTCATCCAGACGCTCAATTCAGAAGGCCAGCGCCTCGGCGGGACCGCCGAAGTGATGGTGGGCGAGGGCCGTCAGGACGCCCCCGTTGGAACGACCCTCGCCCTCATCGAACAAGCCATCAAGCCCTTGATGGCGACCCACAAGCGGCTGTGCGCGGCGCAATCGGACGAGCTTCAGCTCTTGGTCGAGCGCTTCCGCGAGGATCCGGACGCCTTCGTTCGCGCCTCGCAACAGGCCAAGCCCAAGCACAAGGCCAACCCCAAGCAGCCGTCGCGGGTCGACTGGGACACCGAAGCCTTCCTGCAAGCGATCAACGAAAACCAGATCGTCACCAAGGCCGATCCGAACACCGCCTCGCATTTGCAGCGGATGTTGCGCAACGCCGCGCTCTACCAGATGGGCAAGGACGACCCGCCCAGCTTCAATGTCAAGCGCATCCGGCAGGTCTGCATCCGCGGCATCGGCTTCGCCGACCCCGATCAATATCTCAATCAGAACCCGACCGGGCCGCCGCCAGACCCGAAGGCGCAAGCCGACGCGATGAGCGCGCAAGCCGATCTCATCGACGCGCAAGCCAAGGCGGCGCAGGTCCAGCACGACATCCAGTACGGCGGCACCGACGCCGCGGCGGATGCGCGCGACCAGCAGACCAAATTGCAAGTGGCGCAATTGGGCGTGCAGAAAGAGAAGCTCATGGCCGACAGCCAGGAGCGCCAGACCAACGTCCGCGCCCAGGCCGATATGGCGCAGACCCACGCCACCAACGTCCACGAAGCGACCAGCCAGGCGCGCGATCACGGCCACGAGCGCGCGCTCGCCCAGCACGACGCCATGCACGACGCGCTGACCACCGCCGCCAATCAGCAGCACGAGCGCACGCTGAACCAAGCCGATCAGCAGCATGAACAGACGATGGGGGCGCAGGATCGCCAGCACGAAGCGCAACAGAACGTCGTCCAGATGCAACATGAGGGCGCGCAAGGCGCTCAGGACCGCGAAGCCCAGCAACACATTGCGTCCATGCGTCCCGCGCCAGCTTCCAGGGCCGGACACGCAGCGGGCGGCCCTGTCGAGGATACGTTGGACACCCCGATGGGGCCAGCCCGTCGCGCGCCGGACGGTCACCATTACGTCCAGGCGCATGACGGCAAGTATTGGCGGATAAGGAAGAAGGGTGGCTGACCCAATCGACATCGGCGAGGATTGGGAGGCCGAGCCGGTCGAGCATGATCCGTTCGCGAGCGCGCCTGCGCAGCCTGCCGCCCAAGGCCTCGGCGCGATCGCCAGCTCAGGCGGGATCGGATCGGACGCCGTCGCCGGCGGGACGGCCAGCACGCCAGCCCCGGCGCCGCTCGATCCGCATGATCGCGACCAGATGATCAGGACCATCGCTGGCGAGGCGGGCGGCGAGCCGGAGGAAGGCCAAGCCGCGCTCGCCCATGTCATCTTCAACCGCCGAGCCGCGGGCGGCTATGGCGACAGCCTCGCCGACATCGTCAAGGCCCCGGCGCAGGGAACCAGCCCCAATTCCGGCTACCACGAGTTCACCACCTGGAACCCGCCCAACAAGCACGGCAACACCATCGCCCAA